CCTGGCGCTCCATCCAACCAGCCCCCCAGGCCGCTGGGAGAAGATCGCCACCGCGAAGAAATATCGGCACGAAGGCGGACTGGCCACCCTGGCCGCGATGAACGCCGCCGGACTCGGCCGGCCACGATGGAAGCGGGCCAGGACCAGACTGATCTATTTTGTGAAGGATAACCGGCACCGCGATCAGGACAATCTATTGCTGTGGGCCGCGGCCTATTTCGATTCGCTGGCCGATGCGGGCCTGATCGCGGACGATCGCGGCCTGGTCCACAGCGATCCGGCGGTGGTTATCTGGCCTGATGAGGTGAAGGTGCGGATCGAAGTGGCAAGGATCGGGAAAGACTGACCGCGGCCGATGGCCGTGGCAACACCGAACGGAGGCGGATCGATGACCCCACGGATTGAAGATACCACGCTGATCAGTGGTGACAATTGTCCAGAGTGCGAACGCGGGATCCTGTTCATACGATCCAGCCGCCGCCGCCGCGCCACCTGGATCGACCAACCGCCAGAAGTCTGGCTGCGCTATCTTGTCTGTGGGTCCTGTGGCCACCAGCTCCGCCGCCTGGATTCCGCGGGCCGAGTCCGGCCACGGCCAGGCCGGCGCAAGGAAACGCCGCCGGCGGATCCGATCGACCAGGCCGGCCAGGCGGAAGACACGCCGCCGGATGGTGATCCGGTGAGCTGACCCGCTACAATGACACGGCCAGGCCGACCACCACCAGCGAAGGAACCACCGCGATGAGCGAAGACCGACCGCACCTGTCCGCCGATCTGCTGACCCTGGTGGAGATCATACTCTCCGCCCACGTCTCGGCCAGCGGCTATCTGCTGGTGATGGCCAGGAAAGAACTCCGCCAGCGTCACCGGATATCGATCAAGTTTCTCCGCGGGCCACCGCTCCGCGGCCAGAAGACCGGCACGGTGGCCACCGCGATCGCCAACCTGACCAGGTCCCGCGCCGGCGATGGTGAATTCTCGATCCGCACCAGCCGCCGCGTCCTGGCCGTTTTCGGTGGGGTGTGGATCACGTTCCACCGCCTGGATCCACCGTGATCTGTGACGTAGTTACGTCACCGCGGCGGAAGACCACGCCAGGCCCACGCCTACGATGCGGACATGAGTGGACGAACCAAGAAGGCCTGCGCCACTGTGGGGTGCCACGCTGTGACCACGTCGATCCGCTGTGATCAGTGCGATCGAGTCCAGCGCCGCGATCATGGCCGCCGCAAGGTGGACGACGGATTCTACCGGACGCCAGCCTGGCGAACGTGCCGCGCCGGATTCCTGGCCAGCGAAGATGGCCGCCACCTGACCTGTTGCGAGTGCGCGAAGACCGGCCGGATCACGCCCACGGTGGACGTGGATCACATTATCCCACGGCACGATCGGCCCGATCTGGCCTTTGACTGGTCCAACCTACAAGGCCTGTGCAAGCGTCACCACAGCCAGAAGACGGCGCGGGAGGATGGCGGATTCGGCCACAGGAAACGCACGCCAGACGCGAACCAGGCGGCCGCCGCCGCCGATATCGAATAAGCGCCAGGGGGAGGGGGGTCATCCGTTGAAAAACGCCTACACAGATACCCCCACGTTCACGCCCGCGCTTTTTTGCGCGAAATTAGGCAGGGGGGCTATAGATCAGGCCGGCCAGGCCAGGATCCTATCCGATCGGCTGGTGATCTCGACCGCGGGGTGGACCGGATGACGCGCGGACGAAAACCAAAACCGACCGCCGCAAAGAAGCTCCGCGGGAACCCTGGGAAGCGGCCGATGAACACGGCCGAACCGGCCAGCCTGGAAGGTATTCCACCGGCGCCGCCGGATCTCAGCGAAGTGGCCCGCGCGGAATGGGTGCGCGTCACCACGGAACTGGCCGAGATGCGCCTGATCGGGCGGGAGATGCGGATACCGCTGGTGGCCTATTGCGAGACCTACGCGATTCTCCACCAGGCCCGCGAAGAGATGGCCAAGAGTCCAGGCCTACTGATCACCACAGACAAGGGAAACATTCTCCAGAACCCGCTGGTTCCGATCTTGCGAGGGGCCGCTATGGCGCTGTTGAAATTCTCGGCCGAATTTGGGATCACACCATCGGCCAGGACGCGCGTCACCGCGATCGGATCCGCCACCGATGAAGACGATGAATTCGACCAGCTCCGCCTTCGCATCGCGGGAAAGGTCGGCTGAATGAATGATCAAACCACGATCGGCCCGCGCGAAGGCCAGACGCCAAGGCTGGCTGGACTGGATCCAAACCGAAAACGACGAGCGCGCCGCGTGCGAGGGTTACTATTTCGACCTTCCAGCGGCGGAGCTGGTGCGGGACTTTCTCGGCCTGTTGCGATTGACGGATGGAGAATGGAAAGATCGGCCGCTGAAGCTGATGGACTGGCAGTGGCGTGGGATCGTCGGGCCGCTGTTCGGCTGGAAGCGGCCCAACGGCCTGCGCAGATTCCGCCGCGGGTACGAATCGACCGCCAAGAAGAACGGGAAATCTGGCCTGGCCAGCGGCCTGTCTCTCTATATGCTGATGATGGATGGAGAGTCCGGCGCCGAAGTCTACGTGGCCGCGTGCGATCGAGCACAGGCGGGGATTATCTTCAACGAGTCCGCGCGGATGATCGCCAAGAGTCCCACGCTATCAAAGCGCCTGGATGTGATCGCCAGCCAGAAGCGGATCACCTATCCGGCCACTTACTCGGCCATGCAAGCGCTAAGCGCGGACGTCCGAACGAAGGAAGGCCTGAAGCTATTCTTCGGATCGTTCGACGAACTCCACGCGCAGCCGAACGACAAGCTGTGGAACGTCCTAAAGTTTGCGATGGCCAGCCGCCAGGAACCGCTACTGCTGTCCTGGACCACCGCGGGAGACACGAAGGATCCAGAGCATATTTGCCGGCGCCAATACAACTACGCCAAGGGCGTCTTAGATGGCACGATTCCCGATCTCCATTATCACGCCTACATCGCGGAAGCGCCCGCGGATGCGGACTGGACGAAAGTCAAGACCTGGAAGGCGGCGAACCCTGGCTGGGGCGTGACCGTGAAGGTGGACCAATTCCACGAAGACTTCGCACAGGCGAAGGGATCCGCGGTGGATCGCCACGCCTTTCGTCGCTACCGGCTGAATCAGTGGGTATCGTCGAACGTCCTGTGGATCAAAGAAGAACAATGGGCAGCCCGCGCGGTGGACTTCGCGCAGGCGGTGGAGGATCTCGATCTGGAGAACCGGCCGCGGTGGATCGGCCTGGACCTGGCCGAGTGCGACGATATCAACGCCAAGGCGGAGATCTGGAAGATCACCACCGCGCTCGAGCCGGATCCAAACAACGAAGACGCGCCCACCAGCGAGGATCGTTATTATTGTCGGTTTCGATTCTACGTGCCACAGGGAACCGTGGACGAACGGATCGCCAAGGGAATCGATCCAACCTACCAGGAGTGGATCGCGCGTGGCTGGATGATCGCGCTACCTGGCGAAGTGGTAAACCAGGACTATATCAAACAGGCGATTATCGCGGACCACGAAGCTGGTGGCGTGATCGAAGTGGGATACGATCCGTGGCAAGCGCTGAAGCTGGTCGGCGAACTGGACGCGGAGGGGATCGAGTGCGTGAAGATTCCGCAAACCCTGGCCCACCTGTCCGAACCGTCCAAGGCCTTCGAGCGAGCGATCCGCGATGGCCGGATCTATCACGATGGGAACCCTGTAATGGCCTGGATGATCGCGCATTGTAACGCCTACATCGATCCGAATAAGAACATTAGACCAGACAAGAAGCACAGCGGCGGGAAGATCGATGGCGTGGCCGCTTTGATAAGTGGCCTGGCCCGCGCGATCCCTGGTGATGCAGATCTATCACAACCAACCATCACGGTATTATGATCAGACAAATAGCGAACAGAGTCCGGCGCCTGATGGCGGCCGCCACCCTGGCAACGTCCTATATAAGCAACCCGGCGGAGTGGTTCAAAACGTGGGTCACCGGCGGCGGGACCAACTCCGCGGGCGTGGCCGTGAACCGATCCACGGCGCTGACCCTTTCGGCCTGTTACGAGGCGCAAGATATATTGGCCAGCGATGTGGCCAAGCTGCCTATCCACGTGATGCGCCGCCTGGACGAAGGCGGGAAAGAACGCCACCAGGATCATCCGGCCTATTATCTGATCCGCCGCAAACCGTGCGCGGAGCTGACCGCCTTCCACTTCATCCGAACACTGACCCACCACGCGCTAACGTTCGGCAACGGGTACGCCTATATTTATCGGGATTCCAACTATGCCCCCACGGAGATGGTGCCACTGGATCCA